TAATTAAAGTAATTATCATTTGATAAGAATTTGCGAATATAACAATACTCTGAATCATTATTTTTGACTAATATCTCGTAATATTCGATTATTTCTATTTTTAAATTATTAATATATTTAAGTGGATACCATTTATTATAATAGAAGCTACCATATTTCGGATGTGTCATAAAAGCGGGTTCATCTATAACTATATTTGTTTTTTTAATATTATTAACTATAGGATGTTCAATATTATTAACTATAATATTATCTTGCGCGATATATGATATTAGACAGTTATTTAATTCAAAATTATTAGCTACTATTTTTAAATTAGACAACGTGTTATCTAATTTATTATCATTTTTGTGTAATACTAAATGATGTTTTATTGATGTATTGCCTAATAATATTAAATGTAAATAGAGACCTCCTATGTTTGATTTAGACATAATAAATCCGTTTAGAGGAGAGTAAAACCAAATAGTATCATATAGTTCAAAACATTTAATTAAAATATCCAAAGATTCTACAGACATTTCGACAATTTTAGCATTTGTGAACATAATTAATGCTTCATTTCCATCTTTATTTTTACGAACTTTCCAAATAACATTTTTAATATGAGTGTCCTTTTTATACCTTTTAGACGACTTATTATAAACTAAATCAATAATACTATATTCATTTGAATCTACATAATTTTGTTGTATACTAAGTATTTCATTACTGATAGCTCGTATATTAGATAATCTATAATCATATTTATTGTCATTTAAAAATGAATAAGTAACAAAATCTGCGTTAGTGTCTGTTAATAATTCGATGAGCATTTTATTGCGTGTTGTATCTTTAAAACATAAATGGTTATTATTATCTACGAACCACTTATACGTTTTAATCTTTAAACTTTCTAAACTGCTTTTGTCAACAATATATGATAATAATTTAAGGTTGATGATAACACTGTTTTCATCATTAGGGTAAGGGATAACATTGATACCTGACATTTTAATATAAAAATTATAATACAATTATCCTTATATTAAAATCAATTTTTATGAATGTTATTGGGCGTAATATATAAATATTACGTTTAGTTACTGTAGGCCAGACCGCCCCGGGTCTTATCCTCAAGCTTTCGCAAGAGGCCGGACTATATCTTAAGAGTATATAGAACTGGTTTAGTTCCATACCCCCAAACCCATTTAGTCTCTGAACCTTCTCCATTCTTCTTACCATATCGAAGTTTAGGAGCTTGGCTGCGGATCATCCAATCCTTCTCATTTTTACCATACCCAGCGCAATTAACGCGGCCATTATATTGTTTCCAATATAACTTGGTAGAGAAGGCTCTAAGGAGTTTCCCGCAATTTGAGTTTGTCGCATTGCTTTCAAGCAATACTAGCTGGTTATATACAAAGCATAGTCAATATACTCTGATAGCTTTTACACTGTTTACCTTTATTAGACAAGCTATAGCTAATAAAGCAGCCAACTGTTGGGCACAGGTGTTTATGCCACTCATGATACGGAGAACATTGTAGTTAGTAGCGTAGACGCGAACCTTGCATGAGCGAGGAGCGTTGTTAAGACGGACAGCGCGGGCAGTGAGGTTAAGTTGGAGAGTAGCGTTGTCAATACGAGACATGTTGCACGTGCCGGAAGGTTGATGGTCTTCGGGCTTGAGGCCAAAAGAGTAAACATTGATACCAGTGGCAGGGCAGTTGGAGTGGTGTTGGTAAGGTTGAACAAGGTTAAAGTAGCGGCCATCACGTTCAGAGAATCTGTCGTGTCCGTTAAGTTGAAGCTTAGCAGAGGCAACTGGGTTGTCACCACGGTCAAGAAGATTGAAGGTGATTCCGTTGGCAGAACCAGTGGCTTGAGACAAGTTAGCAGCGTTGGCAGCAGCAGCGTTGGCAGTGGGGGCGATGGTAACAAGGTTGTTAATGGCAGCAGCGTTAGCAGCGCTGGAGATACCAGTGCCAAGAGGAGAGTCAGGGGTGCCACCAAGAGCAGAGGTATCAAGGGCATCAGTGTAGTTGAACCATTGGATACCACCTACAGCTTGAGTAGCAGCGGCGTCAACGTTGGTTTCAGGTTGAACAACCCAGATGAGTTCCTTAACTGGGTGGTTGAAGTTAAGTTTGATCTTGTTAGCAGTAGAAGAAACAGATTCATCACCAGTAAATTGGAGTTGTTCAATGAGGTATTCGTGAGAAACTTGGGCAAAGCGGCGACGTTCATCAGTGTCAAGGTAAACGTAGTCAACATAGAGAGAAGCTGCCTTGAGAGAAGGAAGAACAACACCACCTTCACTCCAGTAGCAGCCAGAAGCTTCACGGAATTCAAGGTTGATCTTGACTTCGTGGTATTGAAGAGCAATAAGAGGAAGAGCAAGACCAGGGTTGCGGCAGAACCAGAACTCAAGAGGAACATAGAGAGTTACTTCGGGCATAGCAGCAGTGGTGTCAACAGTGCCAAAAGCAAAGTCGTTGGGGTTAGCAGCAGGGGCTTGACCAGCAGCGTTGATGGGTTGGACAAGACGAGGAACGTTGCCGACCATGGAAGCATAACCAGCAGCGTGGCCAGCAGTTTGGGTAAGTTCGTTCCAGATGTGCATCCAGTCACCGTAGTGACGGTCGATGCGTTGACCACCGATTTCAACTTCTACTTGCTTGATCATAACGTGACCAAGCCAGTTGAGCCAGCGAAATCTTTGGACACCAGTAACAGTAACACTGGGGAGAGTAACTTGAAGGTATACACGAGAGATTAAATCACCATTGCGGGAAATAGTGCAGGTAACCTTGCGACCCCAATCGGCAGCACCGTTGAAGGTTTGTTCAATAGATTCCATAGAGAAGTTAGTGTGACGTCTGTACATAACCTTCCAGAAAGTAATTTGAGGATTACCAGTAAGATAGATGTCTTGAGCGCCATAAGCGACGAGTTGCATTAAACCACCACCCATTGTTGTTTTGTTATATAATATATAACAGAAAAAAATTTTAACAGAACGCATTGCCGAAATGTTGACCTAAAATCTTTCTAACATCTACATCATTCACCAGAGCTCTACTCTTCTTAAACTCATACACCTTGTCAGATATACATCTAAATCTCCAACCATCCTTAATCATACTATAAATAAAAGAAATTTTAATTAAATCTACAATTATTTTTTCTTTACTTATCATATCCATTTTTTGCGCCATTACCCCGATTATATTCTCTTATCAAAAATCAATTATACCAATTTAACGAAAAATAAATAAAATCTATTAAATTATCACAAATATCACTAATCTATTCAAAAATACTACAGTTTTTAACAAATAGTCTACTTCTATCATCACTTTTTTTAAAACATCCAAAAACCCCATTTTTATTTATTTAATTTAACTATTAATTAATCTACTATTCATTATTATTGTATTTAAAAGAATGCCCAACTATATTAAATATATAAATACCTTTGTAATTCTAATATGTTAATATTTAAAGATAAAAATAAAAAAAATAATAATAACGTCCCTATTAACATAGACAATAAACACCAGGAAATCGTTAAAAAATTTAGCGATAACAAAACCAGGAAAATCGAATTACAAAACGAATTAACACAAACTCATCAAATACTCAAACAATTAGAAAGTATACCAAACAATCTCATCACCGATGAACAACTCAACCAAAAATTCGACCTTAGAGAAAAAATCGAGGAAATTGAAAAAAATATCGCAAATATTAACACCTTAGAAGATCCCAATCAGTATTATGTTAATACTGGCCATATTCTATTCCAATACTACAATAGATGTAATGAACCATCACAAACCGATATAGATACATCTACACAAAATATAGACAAAAATCCTCTCTCTAAATCTATACTTGACTTCTTTAAAAAAAATGATACACCACTCGAATCCACCACAAATAGTGGCATACAGACTGAAGTAGCTAACACTCAACCCAAAAGCAAAAAGACTATATCCAAAACAGATATGTTAGATAAATATATGAGCTACGTCGATACACGATACATATCCGATAGAAATAAAGAAGAAGATATTGAAGTATGTAGAAAATGTAATGCTCAGAAATATTTCGTCAACGCTGAAGGTATTATGGTTTGCCAAAAATGCGGTAAACAAGAATATATATTGATAGATTGTGATAAACCAAGCTACAAAGAACCACCAAAAGAAATCGCATATTTCGCCTACAAACGCATTAACCACTTCAATGAATGGGTTAGCCAATTCCAAGGTAAAGAATCAACCGATATCCATAAAGATGTATATGAAAAAATATTGGATGAAATTAAAAAAGAACGCATTACTGACCTATCCAGTATTCAACCTAATAAAATTAGAGAAATACTGCGCAAGTTAAATCTAAATAAATATTATGAACATATTCCACATATAATTAATCATATTAATGGTATTCCAGCTCCACATATTACTAAAAGCCAAGAAGAAACACTTAGAGTAATGTTTAAAGAAATTCAAATACCATTCATAAAATATTGTCCACCTGATAGACAAAACTTCTTATCATATGGGTATGTTCTACACAAATTTTGTCAACTATTGGAACTAGACCACCTATTGCCATGTTTTCCTTTGCTAAAATCAAGAGAAAAACTACAACAACAGGATATCATCTGGGAAAAAATATGCGGGGACCTAGGATGGGAATTCTATAGGTCTATCTAATGATAGGTCTATCTAAGGATAGTCCTCCACCATCTTCTCTTTTACATTAATTAATTATTCTTTAGAATTAAAAAATAATTAATCTAATTGCTACATAATTTATACTATTTTTTACTAAAGAAAGTCTGGATGTTAAATTGACCATTCTTGATTTCCTCTTTTGATTTTTTTATTATTCTCTTCACAACAGGCTTTTCACAATCTCGCAATTTCTCAAATGATATAACATGCTCTCCAATACTACTCGTAGAATCTGTTGAAATTTCATCTGAATCCACCGATTTATCATCAGCTACTTCACCTCCGCCAATGACTATATCCGACACCTGACTAGCCCTTTCTAAATTATTATAATACTCAATTACCTTTGGATGGCATTTAATCCTATTTGGTTCAAAATTCAAAATACATAGACCATCTAGACTACGAACACGACTTAGTGCCACATATACCTGTCCATAACCACCAGAACCTGTAAATACATTCTTACCTATATCTATTATCGCTAAATCAATAGTCATACCCTGTGACCTATGAATAGTGCAACCATAACCAAGAATTAATGGTATACCATCAGCTTTAATTAATAAACCATGGTCATCTATCTCCCAAGTATATAGTGTAATCGCTCTCTCTTTACCATTTAAAAATCGCACTATTGGCATACCTTTGTCATCAAAATCGGTTACTATACCTTTGCTGCCATTCACTAACCCATCATCTATAGCTAAATTAATAACTAAAATAACCTGTAATCCCTTACATAAAGATGTATCTTTAGATATAGGCAATTGCGATATCACTTTCTGTTCTATCTCATCTTTATGCTCCATTGTTATTGGAGGCGCATCAACATCACTTTTAATAGAATCTATTGTAATGCTAACATTAAAATCATATATTACATTTTCTTTCTTTAACTCCTCTAAATATTTGGAATTTATCATGTTAGCTCTCTCTCGAGTAGGGAATAATTGAGTAGGCATAATACCTGAACTATTATCTAGATTTTTCTTAAAACGACTCATAAGTGTGCTACTTGTATCCTGATTAGATATACCTAACCTTATTTTCTGTAATGTTTCAATAAATTCGATATCTGCCTGACGATGAATCTTTTTAAAATAGACAGTATTAATATTTGATTCAGACCATTCGGGGGTTTCAAAACAATATTCCATTGTGTGAGTTAGGTGTTGTTCTAATATAGGTGATAGCTGACAGAAATCTCCACTTAAAATAACCTGTACTCCACCAAATGGCAGACTATTCTTTCTAATAAATTGCGGTAATTTATATAATAGTCTAAATGTTCTTGGGGTCATCATAGAAATCTCGTCTATAATTAAAACCCGCAGATGTTTCCATCTATCTTTTACAAATTTTCGCTTAGATATTGTCTCTATTAGTCTACTATCCTCTAATTTGCTAACACCTAATCCAGAAAACGAGTGTATCGTTGTTCCACCAATAAGAAGCGCACTTGACCCTGTTAGACTCGTTATACCTAAATATTTTTTCCAGTCTCCCATATACTTTGATTTTAGATACCTAATAAATAGCTCCAGAACATATGATTTTCCTGTTCCACCACCACCTGTTAAAAATACGTTTTTACCACTTGCCATTAGTTCAAATGCGCGTTTCTGGTCTTCATCTAAATTGCTCATATATATAATCCTTTTTAATATCTTGCTGTTTAAGATGTTAAAATTAACCAAAGAATAAATGATAATCAATTTTTTTCTTGTTCAACGCCTTTCAAAAAATTTAATATCTGAAAAGATATTAGAAAATATGTAATGATTAATTATTAGTAAACAACATGACATCTCATAGAATTGCTTCGGCACTTAGGAATCTAGTAATAAATTATGATACTTACAATTATATTCGTATAATAGACAAGAAACTTAATAAATCCCCAGAGATAATAGAGCGTATTAATTTTAAAAATATATATATCTATTATCTAAATAAACAAAATTATGATGCCATTATATTTTATAATAAATCGAATAAAGTATATAGAGTCTTGGTTAGGTTTGATAAAGGGACATCAGATTTCTTTATGTTGAATGATTTTTTGGATTTAAAGATGCGCGACTATTTTCAGTTGGATAATATGGAGTTATTGGATAAAAATGATTATTATAAAATTAGTAATAGTGATATTATGTATTTTGAATTTATTAAAAAGATAGATGCCTAATGCCATTTAATAAAATATTGAGAACAAGATAACTAGTTTTCAATATTTATTTAATATTTTTCTTAATATCCGCACCAGACCTATCTTTAAT